CCAGAACCACCATTGGAAATGGTAATAGACTCTACTTTAGATTCGTTATTCACTACAATTGTTGCTTCTGCACCAGTTCCATCACCTCTGATAGGAACTCTACTATAAGTTCTATTCGCAGTTCCTATTCCCACTCCACGGTTAGTGATAGTAATAACTTTTAATTGTCCGCCAATTGCTGCATTAAGTCTCACTGAAGCATCTCTGGTGCTTGTTTCCCAGTCGATAGGAACAGGCATATAATCAGTAGAATCAAATTTTACAATTTCACTTGGTCTGATTGTGTATAAGTATTTCCAAATATATCCATCACCACTGTTACCTGCAGTTCTTGGTTCCAGATCAGTGAAGGTTGGTTCATCAAGTGAGGGTCTACCGTTTGGAGTTTCAGGTCCAACTCCATTGTTTAAGCAGATATAAACACGATAGTCACTATTTACAACATAATAGTTTGCATAATAAAGACTTGTTGCACCAGATGGTTTTGAAGTATTATCACGACTGATATCGTGGCGATACATATCATAAGTAGTTCCAGATGACCAGGTAACTTTCCTGACCATCTGTCTTACATCATCTGCCTTGATTTTTTTCAATGCAATCATAGTATCCCAGTAACCATTCTCTTCATCAAAGTTATCCTTTGGTGCAAGAGGTGTAGTGTCCCAGGTGCTACTGTAATCTGTAGCATTAGGAAGACCAATGAAGGAATAATAAGCGTTGCTGGTAGTAGTTAAACCAGCAACGAATGATTTAGCATTTAGTATTCTTAATTGATCAGTTATAATTGCGGACATTTTATATGAGTTTTTTATCTATTTATTAGTTGTAATTTGAATACTTCAACTTATTCAATCTTCTAACTACAGGTGATGTTGAAATTCCAGAAACTCCATTATTATAAATTTCGAAACTATTTGGATTCTCCCTAGTTAGATTTGATATTCTACCCCAGGAGTAGTTTCCGAAGTATGAACTATATCCAATTCCACTTAGACCATTATAATCTTGAACACTAACAGTTACTTGAGTCACGTAAGTAATTCCAATTCCTGGAACTGCGGTCTGTGCAATGGATACTGCAACTGCTTGGTAGATATTATCCAAATATGTTGAACCAACACCAACAACATTACTACTTTGATCAAGTGAATTTACACTGTTTCCAACATTAGAATTATCAACAATAAAGTAATAACCTGTTTGGATACCACTAATACCAGTTGTAGCAATACCAACTTGATTAATATCCAAATCTCTTAGATAAGAATCTAGAGGAATGAATAGGTCGAATGTAATACCAGTAGAAGCAACACCAGAAGTAACTGTTGAAATTCCAGTTATAATTCCAAAGTCACCACTATAATCAACATCTCTAATTTGCTCATATTTTATAATTGGCGACTCTATTAGAATCTGAGGAGGATTAGTAGAGGTATAACCATAACCAGCATAGGAAACAGAAATACTTGTAACAATTCCAGCAGTAATTGATGCTGTTGCAGTTGCAAATGTAGTTCCAATTCCAACAGGAGATGAAATAGTAACTGTAGGAGCAGTAGTATATCCAACACCACCATCAGTAATACTAATTGAGGTAATACTTCCTCCAACAGATACAATAGCAGTCGCAGCTGCACCAATGGTTTCATCCTGAGAGAATATTACAATTCTCTTCTGTGGTTCCTCAGTTGTACCATCTTGAACGTATTCATCAGCACTATCAAAGAAAGTTTTAACACTTTCTACGAATATTTCTGCAGATGATGTAGTAACATCTTGGATTATGTGAGTAACTGGATAAATGTAAGGTTCATATTGAATTCTATCTTTAGTTACACTAACTTCATCTATTACCATATCAGTCATTTGCTTACACCAAGTGACTGGTCTTAAGAGATTAGGGTCGTTTGAAATACCAGGGCCAGGATAGACGTTTGTTCTTACAATATCAGAAGATACAATTTCATTTACACTTCTCTTCGACTGCTGATATAGTGCATCATCAGAGTTAATTTGAAGTGTATCGCCAGGTTTTACGGTTTCTAAAACATCAACTGAAATCGTATCAACGTCTCCAGTACCTCTATAGAATAATAGTTTTGAGGTATCTCCTTCAACTGGTGGTTCGGTAAATGTGATTACACTACCACTCTTAAATACATATCCTTCACCTGGAACTTGAAGAACATCATTGATAAAGATAAGTAAAGTTTGTTCAACATCAATATTTGAACCAGTTCTAGATCTAATCGTTGTTTGATTTCCATTGATTAAAATTGGGAATTCAGTTCTCTCACCATCAAAGAGAGAGTCGATAGGATCAAGAACTTGTAAGTCACCAATAGACCATGCTGAAAATTCATCGTTAAAGGTTCTTTCAATAAGAATCTGGAATTCTTCAAATGGTAGTGATGAATTAGTAGGAATTCCAATAGTTCCTGTAGTAGGAATCGTCAGTATTTCCCATTGCTCATATCCATATCCATAGTTTTTAATTTCAAAACTAATTACACTTGATCCCTGACCAACAACAACATCAACAACTGCTTCAGTTCCAACACCAATCTTAGATTCTGAACTATAAACTAGTGGAATGTTGCTATAAGAAAGTGGAGCATCAAAGAACACATAAGGTAGATTTGTACTAGTGTATCCTGTTCCTGGATTTGTAATAGCAACACTTACAACATGACCATTGCTTACAGTTGCAGTTCCAATAAATTCAATGTTAGGTCCATAAAGACTTGATGTTCCAACACCAACATTTACTACCTGCAAGTCATTTCTATAACCAGAACCACTATTACCAATGCTAATAGACTGAATAGTACCAGCAATAGAAACTATTGCAGTTCCGCCAGCAGAAACTAGAGGTTGATATCCAAATCCCTTAGAAGATCCAACAGAAACAATAATACCACCGCGAGGAAGATTTGATGCATTAATATCTGATGTTACTGAAGTTGCCGTTCCAACGAAAGCAATACTACTAATTCCACTATTTTCTGATAAATCATATCCACCGACGATGCTTACTGCACCGGGTCTAGATGGTAACTGGAATACACTATTAACTAGAACAACAGCATTGCTTGTAGAGAATCCTGTTGTATTACTCTTTTCAGAGGTAAGTGTAAATTCACTAGAGAATCCATCAAATCTATCAGAAATATCATCAAACACATAGTTTTTACTATAAGTCTCACTCTCAGTATTTTCAACACCAGATCTTAGGAATACTCTACCACTAAATGTAGAACTTGTAGTAATTCCGGTGTAATCAGTTTCATCAAACCTATTTGGATTTTCGATAGGAACATTTCCATATGGAGCATCAGCAAAACTGATAATATTATCTACAATATTATAATTACCTTGTACTTTAGTAATCAATGCTCCAACATCGTGTGTTGAAATTCCCGTTCCCATCCAAGGACGAATAACTGAGACGATATTGGTACTTCCTATACCAACACCAGTGATTTTCATAATCTCATTACCAATCTTAATCAAGTCTCCACCAAAGAATGAAGTAATACCGGAGAAAGCAATGGAATCATCAAAAACATTTACATAGTTTGCAACGGTTGTTGTAATTGCAGCAGAAACTATGGGAGATTGAATTACATTATCAATTGCAACTACCACTTTTGCATTCTGATTCTTAGCAGTAAAGATGTGAGTGCTTCCAATTCCAACACTTTCAATATCTAAAATGTTGGGGACTGCAAGAAGAGCATCAGATGCAGATGCGCTTACTCTTACGTTAAGTTCATCAACCTTTACGATATAAACAGAACTTGGTAGTTTATCGGTAGTTCCAACACCAGTGATGGTAGTTGTTGCAATACCAATTGGACCACCTTCGTAAGAATATTCAACTTCTTCACCAGTTACGAAATAATGTCCAGGGATGTAAATTGTATCTTCTGTAGTATCAACAATATCTACCTCAGAAGCATTAAATTCTCTTTCAAAAATAGGAAGTAGGTTATGAGTGAGATTAAACTCTCTCTTAATATCAATATCAGTACCCACATACATTCCATAGGAAGAATCAATGGTAGCATTAGTGAAATCAATAGATCCTTCAAGGTCATCCAGTCCAACATGAGCCTTGAATACTCTAACTTCACAGTCTATATTTGGATTTGGAGTGAAATTCAGATATACATTACTTCCAGATACAGTAGAATCAAAATCACCTAAAATTCCATTAGATTCTACAATTCCATACTCAGTAATGTATGAGTCTGTTTCAGTGTTTGTAACTACAATCTCAGATATTTGATAGTTACTGTTTGTGGTATCTGTTACACATACCACATAGTATGAAGAGTTATACGTTGTTTCGTGCTGTGCAATGTTATTTGCTATTGGTGATGTTGAAGATGCAATAGAAACATAACTAGAATCATATAAATTACCACCAACCGAAGTAGAACCAATACCAGTAGATGAAGTATTTGCAATAGAAACAATCACCGAGTTGATATTATAATCAACTGATGAAGTACTATTCAGTATAAAATCAACGTTTAGATTAGAACCACTTAAATATGCGTGATATGTTCCAATCCCAGATGAAGCATAAGGAGTAAAGTTACCTGTCGTTAGTTCGCCATAATCAATGAAGAATACATCACTATCATTATGAAGAACTGTAATCTCATTAAATTCAAAGTAAGACTTATCGGTGGCTCCAATTTGAACTAAAACTTTTGCAGATCTGTATGTGGATGCAATACCAACAACAGTTGCAGTGGTGCTTCCAGTAGAAATAACAGATGCACTAGAATTTATCTTTACAATATCACCAAGATCTTGAGTTCCTATGCCTGCTACAGTGTCTTTAATTCCAAAAGAGGTAAACTCTAAGTTATAGTTGTTTACACTACTCTTATTTGGATAAAATAGTAGATTACCATCATTACCACTAATCGAGAAATCAAAATATCCAAGATCTTCATCAGTTTCAACGCGAGCATATTGATTTAAATAACCAGTTACTCCATCTTGTAGAAGAGTAACCAGTATTGTTTCTCTTTCATTGGTAAATCTTCTATCAGTTATGTAAATGATATACTTTCTAGATCTTGAATCATCAAGACTAAAAGTATCAATAACACTAAACTTAGTTGGTCTTGGATTACTATTAAACTGAGAACTAATATCATCAATTTTTAATACTCTATTGCCTACAGATTCAATGTAGTCCTGTAGGATCTTAGAATTAAATTTGATTCTATCAGAATACTGCTTATTATTAATAACGATATTATTCTCAGATACCAAATCAAAATCATCAAAGCAATGCACACTCTTAACAGTGTAAAGGTCAGCAATTCCAATAAACTGAGATTCATCTTGTGATGTTGATAATCCAGTAAATCCTGGAGTTGAATTAATTACAAGATTACTAAATCTCTTAAATCCAGCAGTGTGGTTGAGAGTACCAACTGCATTATCCCATTGATCAATGGATATATCAGATTTCAATGCATATGAGAAGTACTGATAATAATCATTATCTGCGATTCTTTGAGTATCGCT